TGGCGAATCTTTTTAAGCGCCGCTGCGGAGTGGGTCTGGATATATCCCTTCTACGCCCAGAGAACGCTCCCGTAAATAATTCAGCTGGTACCACTACTGGGGCATGGTCGTTTGCAGACTTCTTTTCGTATGTGTGCAGGATGGTGGGGCAAAACGGGCGACGCGGAGCGTTGATGATTACTATGGACGTCCGACACCCAGACATCGAACAATTTGTGATGATGAAACGTGACTTGAAGAAGGTCACTGGCGCGAATGTCTCTGTCAAATTGAGCGACGACTTCATGAACGCTGTTGATAATGATTCAGAGTTCTTGTTGCGTTTTCCGGTCGACGCAAACCCAGATGAAGAAGTAAAATACACGAAGTTGATTCAGGCTCGCGAGCTATGGCAAACAATTGTTGATAGCGCAACGAAAACAGCGGAACCAGGCTTGTTGATGTGGGACAACATAAAGAAAAATTTACCTGCTGATTGCTATGCCGATGTGGGGTTTGAGACTATCTCTACAAACCCCTGTGCGGAGATTCCTTTATCCGCTAATGATAGTTGTAGGCTGATATCGATAAATTTAAAAAACTTTGTAAAAAAGCCGTTCACATCAAAGGCTTATTTTGATTATGAACATTTTACAAAAATAGTATCTATGGCATCCCGCCTTTCTGATGATTTAGTAGAGTTGGAGGGAGAACAACTTTCCAAGATTATTAAATTTGCAGATACCAAGGATGAAAAAAGGTTATGGTCCAAGCTTCGCAAGGCGTGTCTGGATGGAAGGCGCACAGGTTTGGGCACCCATGGACTTGCAGATGCTATAGCTCGGATGCGGATTCGATATGATTCCCCGAAGGGTATTAAAATAATTGATAAAATCTATAACACCTTGAAAGAGGGTGCCTATGAGGAAAGCGTGCGTCTTGCCGAAGAGCGAGGAGCTTTTCCGGTGTTTGATTGGGACAAAGAAAAAAACAATGCTTTCATCAAGCGCCTTCCAGAGCGTTTGCAGAATTTAATTTCTTCCCACGGACGAAGAAATATTTCTATTTTAACAAATGCTCCGACCGGCAGTGTATCGATATTATCTCAAACCAGTTCAGGGCTGGAACCAGTTTTTCGTAACGCATATATACGTCGACGCAAGTTGAGTCACAATGACAAGAACGTTGAAGCAGATTTCGTCGATGACGTAGGGGACCGATGGGTTGAGTATAGCGTGTATCACCACAACGTGAATGAATATTTTAAGATTAGTGGAAACGACTTTGATGGTCCTGAATCTATACCAAAATATTTTGTTGAAAGTGATCAAATTAATTGGAACAAAAGAGTTGACATCCAAGCAACAATCCAACAACATATCGACCACGCAATCAGCTCCACCATCAACCTGCCAAGAGAAACTAAACCGGAAGTTGTGGGCGAGTTATATATGCGTGGCTGGAGGGAGGGGCTAAAAGGGATTACTGTTTATGTTGATGGTAGCCGTTCGGGCGTACTTGTCGCAGATAAAGAAGATTCCTATTCTTTCCCAGAAAATGGCGCACCCCTTCGCCCTGATACCCTGGATTGTGATATACACCACACCACCATCAAAGGAGAAAGGTGGACAGTCCTCGTGGGTCGCCTTGAGAGTAGACCATATGAGGTATTAGGCGGTTTGTCAAACCTTATTGAGATCCCGACACGTCACACCAAAGGTCGCCTAACAAAACATAGTTTTAAAACAAAAACTAATAGATATGACTTGACTTTTGGTGTGGATGATGATACAACTGTAGTAAGAGATATTGTTAGAGTGTTTGATAACCCAAATGAATCAGCATTTACAAGGATGCTTTCCTTGTCCTTGCGCCACGGAGCATGCCCGAGGTTGTTGGTTGAACAGTTGATGAAGGATAAAGATAGCGATATGTTCAGTTTCGCAAGGTGTGTGGCTAGAATTTTAAAGAATTACATCATCGATGGGGAACCGGCGTTCTCTGGGGATAAGGCGTGTGCTGTGTGTAATGCCGAAGATTCGCTCGTCTATCAGGATGGGTGTGTTACCTGTAGCCAATGTGGCTACGCAAAATGTGGTTAAACAATCACAAATTTTATGTTATCTTTCTTAAAGGAGAAAATAATGTCAGAAGAAGTTCATGAAAAAGAAAAACGAATCACTGATTATATCAAATCAATGGTGACAATTGAAGAGTCTATGGAGCCTTACAAAGAGCAAAAACGCGCCCTTAAAGGCAACTATGTTGAGAATGGGTGGCTTTCAAAAGAAGAGATCAGCTTGGCTGTCAAAGCTTACCGAATGGTAAAGGGCGACGTCGACGTCGAACAGCTGATGGATTTTTATGACCACGTTACCAAGACGATAAAATGAATATCATACCTAAAAATAAATACTTACTAATTGAAATGGTGGAAGAGCCAAAGGAGGAAGAGGTGACAATCTTACTTCCTGATGATTACCATGCCAGCTTATCTAAGGAGTATGAGCTGGTTAGGATATTAGCTTCCGCGACTGAAAGCGCAGACTACCTACCTTCATACAAGCAGGGGCAGTATGCTCTGGTCGAGGGTCACATGGTTAAAAATGTTCCTGTACTGGGCGAGAATTTTCACCTTGTCCAAGAGAACTATGTGATAGCAGTGGTAGGAGATATTGAGGTTTGACGAAGTTGTCGTCGGAGGTGGGCTGAACGCCCTTGTATATGCCTACTGTAAAGATGCGATACTAATAAGGGCTCCAGAAACGGGTCCACCTCCGTTTGATTTTTTCGAACCTACTTTGGACCTATCTTCGTTCTTGCTTCCTTACGCCACCTATGAATTAAAAACAAACGTAGGTGCTAAAACTGTGGGGATTCCCAAGTTGGACCTTTGGGACAGGCTTTCATATATAATGTCTCTGTCTGGGCACGTGCCCTTTTCCGACAAGGTTAAATCAATTAGGGTTGACTCGGAACAAAAAACGATATCCGTTGCAACTGGTAACACCTCTACTATGCTAAAGTATGGTAAGTTGAGAGTGTTCGGCACTTCCCAACTTTATGGTCTAGAATCTCATATTTTAAGTGATTATGAAGAAAGGCAATCTGCAAATTTTTTGTCGCCCAAAAAATTCAAGATTTTGGACTGGTACAATGTGAGATCTGGGTGTAAACACAAATTTGATTATTTTTGCACGGATGATGATTTCGTAAAAGAGATTTATTTTTACCCAACAGAGAGAATGGACGGAAAGCACAATCTTAAGGATCTCGTGGCTATATCATATCTCACAAAAGAACAACTGAACGACGTTGAGTATTCAGACACCTATGCTCGGTTCAAAATACTTGCACTGATGAAAGAGAATGGAATTCGCGGCAGTCGTAACGGTCGCGACCAAAAATACCCAGAAAGACACAAATATTATGCCGTGCGTATAGAAGCAACAACCAGGGATGTATTCGAGCCGGAAAAAAACATATTTTCTACAGACCCGGCGGAAAAAGATATAATTTTTGACAACCGCCCGGTAGAAGATATAATAGTTTCCACGCACCCTGAAAAATCTTATACGCACCAACTTCACGAGCGCTTATGTTTCTAGAACAAAAGCCAATCAGCAAAATGTCATTTCATCTGGCTGGGATTGTCCCGGTTGCAGGACAACCGCTGGATTATAAACTTCCGTGGCATGATTGTTTAATGCCAATCGCTCCCGATTATTTGGCAGTGGAGCGTGCGGTGGTTGAGTGTGCATATGCGGGCTGTGAAACGATATGGATTGTCTGTAATGATGATATGCAGCCATTGATTCGGCACAGGCTGGGTGACGTTATATATGATCCAGTGTTCATGGGACGAAAATTTTCTGCTGTGCCTGCTGACGAGCGGAAACCCATCACTATCTATTATGTCCCCATTCATCCCAAAGACCGCGACAAAAGAGATTGCTTGGCCTGGAGTGTGCTTTATGGAGCTTTGAGTGCTTATAGTATCTCCAACTTCATCAGCAAGTGGGTCATCCCAGATAGGTATTACGCAGCCTTTCCATATGGGGTATATGAGCCGGAAATCTTGCGGAAGCATCGAAAAGATATATCTGCTCGTCGAGATTTTTTTCTTTCGTACAAAAATAAAACCGTTCGAGATGGAGAGTATTTGGGATTTACATTTGATGCTGATGGGTTTTTCCGGTACCGAGACACCGTTAGACAGGAGGGCACTGGCGTCCGCGTACCAGGTCAGGCAGGTATGCCCACGGAAAACCTGCCCTTAGAAAAAAGATGGTCTGCAAGGCATTTTTCTCTTGACAAAGTTTTCAAATATGCTAAGATAGAAGATGCAGTAAAAATTGAATTGCCGTGGTATAAAAAAATTGATAGTTGGGAAACATTTTGTGTATATGCAGGCTCAAGCGATTCTAAAAAAATATTTAGACCAGCGAAGTGTATTTTGTCATATCAAGAGTGGAATCCTATAGGGGTTGATAATGAGTGAACGTAAAAAATCTGAAATCTCTTTTGTGGGGCTTCATGCCCATAGCGGATTGTCACTGTTTGACGGTTTAGGGTATCCCCAAGAGCATATGGATTTCGCCTATGAGAACGGCTGTAATGCCCTTGCTTTGACTGATCACGGACATATGAATGGGTTACCCTACCAAGTTTTGCACGCAAAACAAATGAAAGCGGATGGGAAGCAGTTTAAGCCCATCTTTGGGGTCGAAGCGTACTTCACGCCCTCAATCGAAGAATGGTGTCAGGCATACGAATCCTCGAAAGAAAATAAAAAGAAAAATAAATCTAGTGGGCTGGTTATAGAGGATGAAAACGCCAGTAAACGCGGTAATTTACAAGATGCGACGAACAATCTCCTTAAAAAAAGGAATCACCTTATCCTGTTGGCACAAGACCAAACAGGATTGAACAACATATTTAAGCTCATATCGGAGAGCTACAAAGGTGAGAATTTTTATCGATACCCTCGGGTTGATTATCAGCTTCTTAATTTATTTAACGCTGGAATTATTGCCACTAGCGCTTGTCTTGGCGGTGTTTATGCTGGTGATTATTGGGATTATAATGGGGATGGTAGTGATGCTGTTTTAGACGCTATGCGCCGCACGACAGAACGGATGCAGGCGATCTTTGGGGACCGGTGGTATGGAGAGCTTCAGTGGAACAATGTCCCAGAGCAACACATACTCAACAAACACATTATTCAAATGGCGAAAGAGTATAACGTTAAATTAATTTCTACGGCTGACAGTCATTACCCCAACCCTGATGCTTGGCGCGACCGGGAGCTTTATAGGAGGCTTGGCTGGCTCGGCAAGGGCGGACTACCGGAGTGGATGGGCTCAGAGCTTCCAAAAGGCGTAGAAGAAATCGGTTATGAGCTTTACCCCAAGAACGGCGACCAGATGTGGGAGAGTTATCAGAAGTATTCAGAGCTTTGCGGTGAAGAGTATGATGATGACTTGGTTATGGACTCAATCACAAATACTCATACAATCGCTACGGAGCGCATTGAAAACTTTATGCCCGACGATGTGGTGCGCCTTCCAGATTTTGTTGTACCGGAGGGAAAGACTGCAATACAAACCCTGGTCGAATTCTGTAAGGAGGCACTCCACAATTATGAGATAAATGCTCACGATGACGCATCAGCAGTTGCTCGCCGTGCCAGAGACGAACTTAAGGTCATTGAAGAACGAGGTTTCGCCGAGTACTTTTTAACTATGAAGGCGATTGCAGACCGCGCCTCTGAGGTACAGCTCGTGGGCGCTGGTAGGGGTTCCGCTGCGGGCTCTCTCGTAGCTTATCTAATCGGTATCACACAAGTGGACCCCCTTAAGTATGATCTCTTGTTTGAGAGGTTTATGCGGAAGGACCAAACTGACTACCCTGATATTGATTATGATGTTTCGGACCCGATGGTGCTCAAAGAAAAATTAATTGAAGAGTGGGGCGAATCAACCGTTGTTCCTATTTCAAATTTCAATACGCTTAAGCTGCGCTCTTTGATTAAAGACATCGCCAAGCTATACGAGATTCCGTTCAAAGAGGTCAACCCGGTCACTTCTCGTATGTTCCAAGAAGCGACACCGATGGCGAAAAAGAAACATGGTATCAAGGCAGGTGTATATACTCCAACCTTTGAAGAGGTGGTAGAGTTCTCGCCAACCGTGCAAGCGTTTTTTGCGAAGTACCCAAGTGTGAAAACACATATTGAATCCCTACACGGGCAGGTAAGGAGCGTCAGTCGGCACGCTGGCGGTGTTGTTGTTGGTAAAAACCTGGACCAGTGGATGCCATTAATCAACAGTGGCGGGGTTTGCCAGACACCCTGGTCTGAAGGTCAGAATGTGCGCCACTTGGAACCGTTGGGGTTTATTAAGTTTGATATTTTAGGGTTGGCTTCGCTGCGTATGATGGAGGGTGCCATCAGGCACATCCTCAAGCGGCATCATGGAGTTGCTGACCCTACGTTTGGAGACGTGAAGGGTTATTATGACCAGTATCTTCATCCAGACAAAATTGATTTCAACGATGACCAAGTGTATTCTGTATTCACCGAGGGGCGATGGGCAGGAATATTCCAGTTTACGGAGAAGGGCGCGCAACAGTTTTGTCAAAAGGCGAAACCAGCTAGTATCATTGACATATCAGCGGTTACTTCAATCTATCGCCCTGGTCCTTTGAGCGCGAAAGTCCACGAATCATATGTAAATGCAAAGAACAATCCAGACGATATTGAGTATGCTGGCACAGGATATGCTCAGACATTGGTTCAGCAGGTAACAGAAGAAACATACGGGTTCTTAATCTTCCAAGAACAAATTGCTTTGCTGGCGCACAAGCTAGGAAAGGACTTGTCTCTTGATGAGGGCAACCTGCTAAGAAAGCTTCTGACGAAGAAGGGTACTGGCGAGGTCGAAGCGAAGAAACAGAAGATTCATGATAAGTTTGTTGACGGCTGTGTTGACAAGGGGCTCACGATAGCCGAGGCTGAGATCCTTTGGGGCAAGTTTGAATACTTCTCTGGTTATGGCTTCAATAAGTCGCACGCAGTTAGTTATTCTATTCTTAGTTACCAATGCGCTCACCTTTTTAATTACTATCCGTCCGAGTGGATGGCGGCGTTTCTGGACAAGGAACCTGAAGCTCGAAAGGAGCAGGCAATCAATATTGCAAAATCTATGGGCTTCGAGCTGGCTCCCTTAGATATTAATACTTCCGGCAGGGTGTGGGAGATTTCGGAAGATGGAAAGACATTAATTCCTCCGCTGAATTCTATCAAGGGGCTCGGTGATGCCGCCATTGACCAGATTATTGAACATAGACCGTTTAACAACGTAGAGGAATTGCTTTTTAGTAAAGAGATAGTTTACTCTAAGCTAAACAAGAGAGCGCTGGATGTATTGATACGCGGGCAAGCGTTGAATAGCTTCGTTGATGATAGGTTTACGGGGCTCAAACATTTCTGGTCTGTTGTTGCTGTTGACCGTCCGAAATCCACCAAGAAGATGAAGGACAATATTGAACTTTACGCGCCAGAAGGAGAATTTACGACAGAGGAAGTGATTGAGCATTTGGTTAGTCTCACAGGCGTGTTTCCTTTTGAGCTTGTGATGAACCGAAATGTTGTGGCTGGTCTTGATAAGAACCAAGTGCCGCCAATTGGAGAATGGGACACCGAGTTGGGCGTGGCTTGGTTTATTCCTCGCGAGGTTATAGAAAAGAAAACTAAAAATGGACGGCTTTATTGGCTTATAAAAGTTATTGACTCGACGAATAAAAACACAGCCATTAAGTGTTGGGCGGTCAAGGCGGGCATCGACCGAGTTTTTATAAACCGTCCATACTTGGCTAAACTAGATTACAATGAGCAGTGGGGATTCAGTACTCGTTCGATTAGATACAACTTTAAGTTATTGGCATAGGAGAAGGTATGAATCTGAAAGTAAAACTATTGAGAGAAGGGGCTAAGTTGCCAGAGAGGGCATACGCGACAGATGCCGGGGCAGATGTTTTTTATTGTCACAGACCGGACGACGACGGCGTGAGCGATGGATGTGATAATGAATATTGGATTGGACCGGGCTCGTCTTGTATTATACCGACAGGTATAAAAGTGGAAGTACCAGATGGATACATGCTTGAGGTAAAAAACAAATCGGGCATTGCGTCCAAGCGGAGATTGATCGTCGGTGCTTGCGTCATTGATTCTGGCTACGATGGTGAGGTGTTTGTCAACCTGCATAACCTTGGCGGTGAGACACAGAAGATTTATCCTGGTGAAAAACTAGCACAGCTTGTCTTGATACCCATAGAAGGTTGCAACTTTGTAGAGACATCAGATAATATTAATATAAAAACGGAGCGCGGCGCAGGCGGCTTCGGCTCAACGGGAAGATAAATGTCGAGTAAAAAATATGAAGTCAAGGTAGTCAGCAGAGCCATGGCGACCGAACTGGTCCAAGCTAATCATTATAGTCCTGTGATGCCAAAACTCACAGAGCATTGGCTTGGAGTGTTCAAGAGTGAGGAGATGGTGGGTGCTGTGACTCTCGGGTGGGGGACACGTCCTCTTCATACGATTCAGAAGATTATCAATACAGAAATGGAATCTGGACATTATCTTGAGATTGGAAAGATGTGTATGTTAGACAGTGAACCCCACAACTCTGAGACTCAAATGATTTCTCAGCTTATTAAGTGGATTAAGGATAGAAACCTTCTTATAAAAAAATACAAAGCGCCTAACATAAGAAACCGGCAACTCGCGGAGGGAAATATGCTTGGTCCAGTGGAACATATTGCGGACGGGTTTCGCGATATCACCGATGAGGTTCTGTTCTTATATACACTGGCTGATGGCATCATGGGTAAGTGCGGTTACGTCTATCAGGCTGCGAACTTCTACTATGGCGGGGAGTACTGGACTGATAGTTATATGTCAGCAAAGGGAGAAAAAATTCATCCCCGCACAACTCGCACCCTTTGCAAAGATAATTGGAGCTGGCATTGCGATGAAGATTCCGAAGGGTTTAATCAGGAATTTAAAGTGAACCATGAAAGAAAAATTAAAGAGGCGAAGCAAAACGGAGGAAAGCTTCCGAAGGAACAAGTTTTTTGGTTGACCCCGGAGTTTATGAAACACATCGGCTTGCGTAAGATAAAAGGAAAAATGTTCAGATACATATATCCTTTGAACAAGACAGCAAAAAAGATTCTTGCCAACAACTCTAATGTAGAATGGAAACTTGGAGCTGGTGTATACCCGAAAGAAGTTAATGGAGATTTGAGGTGGAAAGAGATGGTCGCGCGAAAGAAATATGAGTTCTTGGATGGCATACCCAACTGGGACTTGCAGACGGTAGAACACAACAAGAGGAATGTAAACGCACATAAAAAATGAGTTCAATAACAAGAAAAATAAAACGGAAAGCGCTGGCTAAGAAGCGAAGTCAATCACAGAAAGATATGTCAGAGAAGATGGGACTTTTCGATAAGATTCCAGAGAGTTGTGTTACTTGTGATAAGGCATTCGATAAAAAGAATCGGGATATGGTAATGTCTTGGAGTGTGGTAGTTCGAAAAGAAGAAGGTGTAGTGCGTTTATATTGCCCCGAGTGTTGGGACAAAGCTAAAGAAATAATTAAGGAGTTTAGTAAAAGATGAAAGAAGCTCTAACTTATGACGATGTGTTATTGGTGCCTCAATATTCTGATATTGAAAGCAGAAAAGAGGTAAATATCGATAACATGTTGGACAAATCTCTCAAGTTGCTCGTCCCGATTATCTCCAGTCCTATGGACACTGTTACAGAAGAGAAGATGGTGATTGCTATGAGCTTTGCTGGCGGGCTTGGTATAATTCATAGATACAACACGATTGAAGACCAGACTGCGATTATTAATAATCTGTACAAAAATCATTTCTGTGCGAAGGCTGGAGCCGCGATAGGGGCTACAGGAGATTATGAAGAGAGAGCAACCGCCTTATATAATGCGGGGGCTCGTATGTTGTGTATCGACGTTGCCCACGGACACCATGGACTTGTCAAGAAGGCGTTGCATAAGCTCCGAGAAATGTTTGGCGATGACGTTCATTTGATGGCTGGGAACGTTGCCACGAAAGAAGGCTTCGAGGCTCTTTCTGATTGGGGAGCTGATTCGGTTCGTTGCAATATCGGCGGCGGCTCTATTTGCTCGACGAGGATTCAAACGGGCCATGGTGTGCCTGGGCTTCAAACTATTATGGACTGCGCCAATTCTGACCGCGCAGCGAAAATTATTGCGGATGGTGGAATTAGAAACTCTGGCGATATGGTGAAAGCGATCGCGGCTGGGGCAGACTTTGTAATGATTGGTTCGTTGCTGGCGGGTGCTATTGAGTCACCAGGCGAAGTTGTTAGGAACAACATGGGCGAAGAATATAAACTTTACCGAGGGATGGCTTCTTTCGGCGCGCAGAAGGAATGGAGAGGGAGAATGACTTCAGCGCCCGAAGGGGTTTCGACCACTGTGCCGTGTAAGGGTTCAGCCAAAGAAATAGTATCTGATTTGGCAATGGGTATTCGCAGTGGGCTTTCATATAGTGGAGCCAGAAGCATTCCAGAGTTTCAGGCAAAGGCAAAGTTCGTGCGCCAAACCAACGCTAGTCAAGTTGAAAGCGCAGCGCATATTTTGAGGTCAAGGTGATGGCTGACGATGCTATGAAGAAAATAGTTTTTCACGATACTGACAAAAGGCATGCAGATTTAAAAATTCGATTGTATTACGATGGTTTCACACAAGCGGGCTTTTTTCGTGCCATGATTTCAGGTTACCTAGACAAAGACCCTGCCGTGATAGACTTCATCCAGCGTGTCAAAGAGGAACGAAACATTCAGAGTATTAAAAAGAGAAAGAATTCGAAGAGATTGTTAGAAGCCGGTGAAGAAGTAAAATCTAAATTTTCTATATTCAAAGATGGAGAAGTAGAAAATATATTTGATATAATTGAAAAGGAGTTTCCAGATCTATGAATGACTATGAATTTTTACTAAAGAGTGACATACCTGATTGCTCAAAAGCGTGCTTAAGGTGTGATGTTACATGTCCAATAAACGACTGTCGACAATGGATTGATTATGAAGAAGATCTTAATTGTACCGCGATCGCAGTTAAAAAAAATGGGAGTATGTCGTTGCGAGAGGTGGCTGATAGAATGCACGTTAGTTTTGTTCGAATCAAACAAATCGAGGACAAAACTCTTATCAAAATTAAAAAACGCTTGGCTAAAAGATTTAGTTTTAGAGGAGAGGAGTTGCGTGAATTTCTTTTAACTGCGTTTGGTGCGTACTCTGGAAAGTCATCAACAAAAGGTCATGACCGAGACGCGAGCAAGGATGATCAAAAACAGGAATAAGCCTAACTGCCTTTAACAAACAAAACGCCTATTTACAGTTAGGACATTCTTTCGATTAAGTGTCTTTAACCTGAAGAAAGAACTATTTATTGGAGAAACCTGATATCATTTTTCAAGGAGATTATAAAATGAGCAAGACCAAAAAGAGTAAATTAGACGAAAACCAAGTTCGTCGCTTCATGGGGTTGGCAAATCTTCATCCCCTGGGTGAAGGATTTCTCGATCGAATTCGCGAAGAAGATGACCTTCCACCCGAAGAAGAAGCCCCAATGGACGAACCGCTTCCAGGTGAAGAGATGCCCCCCGAAGAGCCACTTGAAGCCGATGCAGCCGAAGCTGGACCCCCCACTGAAGAGGCGGCGGGAGTTGCAACAGAAATGGCACAAGACGTGGCTGATGCTGTTGCTGCTGCGTTGAGCGATGCGCTCGGTCAGCACGGAGTTGAAGTAACTTCCGGTGATGCAGACGGCGGCGGTGAAGAGGCATTACCTGTTGAAGAACTTCCTGGTGAAGAACTTCCTGGTGAGGAACTTCCTGGTGAGGAAGAAGAACTTGAAGAGCTTGAATCCGCAGGGATTGAAGTTGTCGATGACGACAGGCTGGTCCAAGAAGTCGCTCGACGGGTTGCCGCTCGGCTACTCAAAGAGAGTAAGGCTACCCCTCGTCGCAAGACTCGTACCAAACGCAGCTAGCCCAAAACTATCTCTCATAGGTTTCGAAAAATAAAGTTATGGGAAGTAATGACATGAATAGGCAGAATGGGAACGAAACGCTTTATAAGAAGTTGGTCAAACATATAAAGACTGAAATCCCTGGATTTGAAATAAAAAGCAAAAAGCAAAGCCGCCTCATGAAGTTCCTTTCCGTGGCTTTGTTTTTTAATAAGGATTTTCTTTCTTCGTATGTGACTACGTTATACCCTCATGTGTATATACCGAAATTTCCATGGAAGAGTAATAATCCAGTTAGTCGAATAGCTATACTAGCTCACGAGTATGTTCATTTGAAAGATAGGCGACGGTTTGGGTGGTGGTTTAATATTTTATACTTATCCCCGCAAATATTTGCTCTCCTTGCGATTGGAGCTTTTTGGAATTTATCGTGGCTTTGGGCTCTCTTGTTTTTACTTCCGTTACCA